ATCGTATATAATCGTATATAATCGTATATATAAATTATAAAAAGGCAAACTAATGGCAACTTATATTCTAGTAGATACAGCTAACACATTCTTTCGTGCTAGGCATGTAGTACGTGGAGACATTGACACTAAAATTGGCATGGCATTTCATATAACACTTAGTGGTGTTAAAAAAGCGTGGCGTGACTTTGATGCTGATCATGTTGTGTTTTGTTTAGAAGGTCGTAGCTGGCGCAAGGACTTTTACGAACCTTACAAGCGTAACAGACAAGAAAGTCGTGATGCACTTACACCTTCGCAGGCAGAAGAAGATAAAGTGTTTTGGGAGTGCTTTGATGAGTTTAAGGACTTTGTTACAGACAAGACTAACTGTACTGTTATGCGACATCCTGAACTAGAAGCAGATGATCTTATTGCTGGTTGGGTGCAAGCACACCCTAACGATAACCATGTTATTATTAGTACTGACGGTGACTTTGCACAATTAGTTGCACCTAATTGTAAACAGTATAATGGTATACAGAACGTTACTATTACACATGAAGGCTATTTTGATGACAAAGGCAATCATGTAATTGATAAGAAAACTAAAGAAGCAAAGCCTGCACCTGATCCTGCGTTTATGTTGTTTGAAAAATGTATGCGTGGTGACACTAGTGATAATGTGTTTAGTGCTTACCCAGGTGTACGTAAGAAAGGCACTAAGAACAAAGTAGGACTTATCGAAGCATTTGCAGATAAAGACACTAAAGGCTATAACTGGAATAACATGATGTTACAGCGTTGGACTGATCATGAAGGTGTAGAGCATCGTGTATTAGATGACTATCAACGCAATGTTACATTGTGCGACTTGACCGCACAACCCGGCAACATTAGAAGTATTATTAACGACACAATTGAAGAACATATGACTCCTAAAGAAGTACAACAGGTTGGTATGCGTCTTATGAAATTCTGTGCTAAATGGGATATGCAACGTATTGCAGACCAGGCACAAACATTTGCAGAACCATTACAAGCGAGGTATCCAGCATGAAAGCAAAAGAAATAGTAAAAAACAAATTTTGGATCTTATCTAATAACAGTGAGAATGTAGGAACTATTAGTTTCAATGACGAGCAATATATGCTTAGTGATTCTAAAGGAAGTAGATTTTTTAACGATACGCTAGAAATACAAAAATCTTTGCAAAGCAAAGTTAGTTGGCAAGACTTAGCAATTAAAGAAGTTGAGCCAGAAAAAATTGTTAATACATATCCGACTAGTTGTTTGCCTTACAATGACATGTATGACGTAAAACGTAAATTGCCATTATTTACAAAAAGTAAAAAAAGTAAAAGTTTATACTGTGCAGGATATTATACAATACGTTTTGAAAAGGGTTGGGTTAAAAGTTTTTGTCCTAAACTTATAACTATAGAACGTTATGACTATAGAGGACCATTTAAAACTGAACTAGAAATGAGAACGGAGTTATCACGTGTCAACACAAAATGAGCCGTTAAATACAGCACCTATACAGCAATTTATTTCACAAGTTAAGAGTGCTGATGCAAGTCAAGCAAAGGAAATAAAGTTAACAGCCCAACAAGCAAAAAGACTTGCTTTTACCTTAGGCGAAGTAATGTCTAGATTAAATGGTGATCTTGAACAGATACTTGCACGTAAAAACTCAGGTGCCGATGATGTAATCCAAGTTAAAATGGATAGCGGTTCTAATTGGTAATAGGTAAATTCAGTTTAGGTATTGTAGGATTTACACATATTCAAGGACAATGGACTTGGGACGTTTTAGTTGTACGTGGCAAACACTGTTATAATATACCTTTACCTTATCCTATATATAAAATTATACACTACTTTTGGTCTAAAAAGTTGTCTAAAAAAGGATAAATATATGCGTACTTAATAAGATAGGAACGCATATGAGTAGACCAAAACCAACTATATTAGCAGAGCATATTGATAAAAAAACGTACAAAGCTGATCAAGTATTACAAGCAGAAGCCATCTGGGCTGTGTTTTACGAAAACGCTCCGTTTAACTTAAAAAGTTCAAACGTTCTTACAAGCTACCCAGGACCTAAATACAAAAAAACTAGTTTTTCAAATCCAGGGCATGCACACAATCTTGCTACAAAAATGAATTCTCTTTTTAAAACAGACCTATTTACTGTTGTTAAATTAACTTCAGGTGAAACTGTTGAAGAATGAACTGGAAAGAAACATACACAAAAGTATTCTTAAAACAATCAGGTAAAGCTATAAGTGAATTATCTGTAAAAGAGTACCTTCCTCTATGGTGGAAGAACACTCGAGAAAAAGACACAGGTGGACTTCGTCTTACAGATGCCGGTTTTGAATTTATTACAACCGAAATAAATTTACAAACTTACGAAATACCATATCCCCAAGAATTCGAACTTACAACTAATACAATAATATGGATGGATAACTTTATAGATTGTCCGTATTATTTGGCTCCAAGATGTATTATAGTTACAAACGAAAAAAAGGCTATGGAATTAAGCCTTTTTAGCGGAGATGTACGTAAATATGGGCTACAAAAAGCTCTTACTAGGCAGAAAAAAGAATCCAAAAGTGGTTGACCTTTAGTCAAAACGGTGTTATTATATATACATACTAAGAAATTAGATATGGCACTGAACACTAAACAAGAGGAATACACAATGGATAATATTACAGCACTACGCACAGTATCGCCAAATGGCGCAAAGAAAAGCATTCTACGTGCTTTCAAGAAGAAACGTCCGTTGTTTATGTGGGGTCCTCCAGGTATTGGTAAATCTGATATTGTAGGACAGATCACTAAACAACTAAAAAATTCACATCTAATTGATGTTCGACTATCATTATGGGAACCAACTGATATTAAAGGTATTCCGTATTATAGTGCGAATGACAATACAATGGCATGGGCACCGCCGCAAGAACTTCCAACAGAAGAGTTTGCTGCACAATTTGATAATATTGTACTGTTCTTAGACGAAATGAATTCTGCGGCTCCGGCAGTACAAGCAGCTGCTTACCAACTTATTCTTAACAGACGTGTTGGACAATATAAACTGCCAGACAATGTACTTATTGTTGCGGCAGGTAACAGAGAAGCTGACAAAGGTGTTACATACAGAATGCCTGCTCCGTTAGCAAATAGATTTGTACACGTTGAGCTTGCTGTAAACTTTGATGATTGGTTTGCATGGGCTGTTGAAAACAAGATACACAACGATGTTGTAGGTTATCTTACTTTTAGTAAGAAAGACTTATATGATTTTGATCCAAAGTCACCTAGTCGTTCTTTTGCAACACCACGTAGTTGGTCTTTTGTAAGTGAACTACTCGAAGATGACGATGATGAAAATACCACAACAGACTTAGTTAGTGGTTCAGTAGGCGAAGGCCTTGCTGTAAAGTTTATGGCACACCGTAAAGTAGCGTCAACAATGCCTAATCCAACAGAAATTTTGGATGGCAAAGTAAAAGAGATGAAGACAAAAGAAATCAGTGCCATGTATTCCTTAACTGTCTCACTCTGCTATGAACTTAAAGAAGCGTCCGATAAGAACGATAAAAAGTTTGACGATAAAGTTAATAACTTTTTACGTTTTGCAATGGATAACTTCGAAACAGAATTGGTTGTAATGGGTATCAAACTTGCTCTTACACAATATTCACTACCAATCGATCCAGATGAAGTAGAATGTTTTGATGAATTCCATGAGCGTTTTGGTAAGTATATTACTGCGGCGCAACAGGCATAGCATATAGAGTTGGGCGATCTCTCCAAAACGCCCATTTTCGCTTGACTTTTAGCGTAAATAAGTGTATACTGTAAGTATAAACAATAGGGAATATGATCATGTTAGACTTTACTAATGATGTACTGTACAATGTAGAAGGCACTAAGCATTGGACACCTGATCCAGATATTACACCAGAACAACTAGATGAAATGCGTGAAGAAGTTTTTGAACGTATTATTGTTGCTCGTGTAGGACTACTTCTAAGACATCCTTTCTTTGGTAATATGGCAACACGTTTACGCATCTTAGCCGCAGATGATTGGTGCCCAACTGCCGCTGTAGACGGACGTAATTTATATTTTAACACTCAGTTCTTTAATAAAATGAACAATAAAGAAATTGAGTTTGTTATTGCACACGAAATTTTACATTGTGTATTTGATCACTTAGGACGTAGAGAAGGGCGTGATCCTAAGTTATATAATATTGCCGCTGATTATATTGTTAATAATTTATTAGTACGTGATCGTATTGGTGAAAAACCTAGCTTCATTGATTGTTTCCAAGACTTTAAATATGACAAGTGGACATCAGAAGAAGTATATGATGACATTTATGAACAAGCAAAACAAAACGGTAAAGAGTTCTTAGAGCAACTTGGCGAAATGTTAGACGAACACCTTAATGCAGAAGGTGACGGTGACGGCACATCTGATGCAGGTGAAACAAAAGATGCTAACGGTAATAACATAAGTAAAAATAAACCAAAGTACTCTAAAGAAGAAATGAAAAAGATCAAAGACGAAATTAAAGAGTCAATGATTTCTGCTGCACAAGCGGCAGGCGCAGGTAATACACCAGGCGAAATATCACGTATGATTAAAGATCTTACAGAGCCTAAAATGAATTGGCGTGAAATACTACGTCAACAGATACAGTCAACTATACGAAATGATTACACATTTAGTCGTCCTTCACGTAAAGGTTGGCATACTGGTGCAATACTACCGGGTATGAATTTTGACGAAACAATTGATCTTTGTGTAGCAATTGACATGAGTGGATCAATTAGTAATAAACAAGGCCAAGACTTTCTAGGCGAAGTTAAAGGCATTATGGACGAATATAAAGATTATAAAATTAAAGTATGGTGCTTTGATACAAAAGTTTACAACGAAGACGATTTTAGCGCAGACGACGGAAGAGAACTTACTGAGTACGAAGTTATGGGCGGTGGCGGCACTGACTTTGATGTTAACTGGACTTATATGAAAGAACAGGATATTCAACCTAAAAAGTTCTTAATGTTTACAGACGGATATCCATTTGGTAGCTGGGGAGACGATGACTATTGTGATACAGTATTTGTAATTCATAGTAATCATGATAAAACGTTAGAAGCACCTTTTGGAATGACTGCCCATTACGAGGAAAATGTTGCTTAAACTTAAAGAACCCAATCATTTAAACTTTTTTGAAATACGGAGAGCCGAGCATCCTCTTCCGTATTTTGAATACATTCAAATACCTACAAAATATAATCTAGAAATTAGTATTTCTAAATGGATATATGACAACTTAAAAGGCAGATTTTACATAGGTTCTGCCCTTACAGTACAAACAAAAGAAACAAAATCTATTGCAAAAGTTCTAAAAATAGGGTTTGAAAATCCTAAAGAACTTTCTTATTTCACTTTGGCGTGTCCATATTTGAAATATAATTAAATATAATAGCAATTCAAACACAGGAGATAATATGACTGAAGAAGCTAAGACCAAAGAAGCAGTACCAGCTAACGAAGCAACTACTGCCCCTGCAGAAGGAGCTCAACCTGCTCCGGATCTAACAATTACAGATCTAACTGCACTAAAACAAATAATCGACGTAGCAAGTAGCCGCGGTGCTTTCAAACCAAATGAAATGACTACCGTAGGACAAACCTACTCAAAATTAGAGGCGTTCTTAAATGCTGTAAGTGCTGCACAAGCAAAAGCAGAACCGCCAAAAGGAGAATAATATGGCCACATTAAAACATGTTGGAAGAATAAAAAACAACCAAAAAAAATGTTGTGTAGTATATAGAGTATTACCAGGCGATCCTAATACTGCCCTAGTAGTATTAACACAGTCACTTGATGCTAGTGAACACGATGCATTAATTAGTTTAGTTGATTCTGCTACAGCCCAAGAT